ATTTCGTTGGTAAGAAATTGTCCTCGGGTTCCTTTGTTTTGGTCGTGATATCTACCAGATGCTGTACTATACTTGACACTACCTTCTGTGACTTTTCTTATGGTACGAACTTCACCTAGAATGGCTTGAATGGCATCCAAGTTTTTCTCTGAGCGTTCTTTTTCTTGTTCAGCAAGTTCAGCTTCTTTTTGTGCCTTCTCCAACATGGCTTCTTCTTCAGCTTTACGTGCTGCTTTCGTGGTTTTGATACCAAACAATTCACGAAACTGTGAACCCGCCTCACTCATCAAGGCTTTTCCGAAACTGCCAGCACCTTCTTCTTTTTGAGGTGTTAATCCAAGAAAGTTGTACTTCAAAGATTCTCCTAACGTGGCAGGACGGAATTGTTCACGGTCTCCCGTGAGCAATCGTTTGATTTCCCGTAGAGTATCTTCACTTACATTAGGTCTATTTCTTTTGGCAGTTCCAGAAGGCATTTTATTGGTTGTTTATTTTGTCTAAATGTTGTTTCAACAAGGCAATGTAAATTTCTCTTTCCCACGGCATCATGTTTTCCAGCTCAGTTAATGAATATTTATGGTGATGCATCAACACAAAATTCATTTGGTAGAAATTCTCCATGTTATCATGGGAAAGAGTTACTAAAAAAAATTGTTTAAACTATCCACTCTCACGGTGTTGGGTGTTTCACAACTGGCACAGGTGAAACTCATGTCTTTATACAACAATGGCATATTTTTGAAATAATCTTGTATTTTATTGAATTCAACTGAAGGTAACGAATTCAAGAAATCCAGTAGGTCTTCTTTGTTGTCAGGTGAATTTTCAAACACTTCTTCATCTGAATAGATTTTTTCAATGCAGCTAGCCAACACAGAAAATACATCTTCCACATTCTCAACCATGTTCATTTCCATGTAATGTTCTATAGTAGGTAGAATCATTTTCACAGTGACATCACCCATTTGAATGGTGTTGTTTATTTCCAAATTGGTGACTTCAAAATCATCCACGGAAAATTGATGTTGATGACGAGCTTTACAATTACCACATAACAATGTCAATTCTAGTTGTTCACCAATTGATTTTCCACGAATTTGCATGAAGGCATATTGTAAGTCAGCTAAACAAATCTTGCTGGTGTCTACTTTACCGAATGTACAAGATTCCACAACATCTTTTATCACACGTGCTATATCTTTGGGTTCCTTGGAATCTTTAGCCAACAACAGTATCTTTTCTTCCTTCACTAAAAATGGTCTAAATTCTACTTTCTCCTTGGACACAGGAAGTGTGATGGAGAAGGTAGGCACTTTCACTTGTGGTATCATAATTCATCCTCTATTAAGGGGTGTTGTTTTCTTGTTTTTTAGGAAACATTACATCTCGAACAGACTTAGTTGCGTTATTAAGACTATTAACAGTACGAACATCAAAGGTGTCAGCGGATTTTACTGATGAGGTCCAGTTACGATATGCAAATGTCACAGATAGCCGAGCTACACCAACTGCATCATATCCCAATGGCATTATATTCATTGCTTTAGGCCAACAATCACGTAAAGTGACAGAATACACAACATTTTCTGTATCTCTGAAAGCTTCTAGTACAGATGGTGGTATATTTCTTGATATACTAGATTTAGCTTTTACAACAGCAGCATCAATTTTTCTTGTTACTCCCTGTGCAACTTTTGTTCCTAAAATTCCTAATGCACGATTTTTTGTTCGTAATGTATTTAATGCAGAGTTTATTCCAATATCAGCTTGTGTTGGACTCCAATTATATAATGCTTCACCTGGAATTCCTGCTGGCATCAAAGCATTTAGTGTAATTGTTCCAATATAAGTGTTATAAAATTCCACTTCATTTCTTGCGCTGTTACTAGAATTAACGCATATTTCCATCCAATTTTCCATGATTTCACGTACTCGGTAATTTCCATCAACTAAAAATTGTAACGTGATGCCATCTCCTCCATAATCAATGGTACCGGCGCGATATTCATTGATACCATTAATACGCAAGGTGCGTGCATTAATAGTTTTTCCTGGTATTGCTGCTTGCTCACAAAGTAAATTTAATACCTGAGCATTGCTACCACTATAAGATGTTCCTAATAATGTTCCAGGAAGACCTATGCCTGCAAAAAATCTTTCTTGTCTGGCTAAATTGTTTAAGCGAACAAACCCTAAAAAATCTTCTAGGTTCGGGGTGCTTGATTTTTCATTAATAATAACCTGGGTATTCATTACATCTTACTCCGTGAGTCGTTGAACACAACATTTCGTGATGATTTTTCAAAACTATCAATGGGTAGCATGATGACTTTACGCCAATCTTGAGGATATACTTTTAATAATCGTGAAGATACTTGAGTATACAAATACCGTTTCACGCAGGCATGAACCCCCGGAAATCTTGATGCGTTATCCAACAATTGCCATTTTAAAGCAAATTTGGTTTTTTCTGACAATGTTTCATCTGTAGTGAATTCCATCATTCTGTCCAGCAATCTCATGCGTAACATGGGAGGAAGATAATGGAAGTTCAAACCATAGAAACCATCTGGCACACGACGAAACACAGCAACTAATGGAGCCACATCATAATATGGAAGTTTTTCTGCGGTTTTTGGGTCATATAGAAACAGATACATATCACCTGCTTCGACTCTAGTTACAAATTCTCCCACATCACTTCTCATTACACGATTGGCAGTTACAGATGTTAACCCCACCTTGCGAATCATATCTTGATACCACCGATATGATTTCTCTGGTGTTTCCGTGTCACGAATTCGTTGAAATGGTGTTGTTGCCATAATGGTTAAATTGGGGCTTGACTACTACTTGACAAGGTGATAAATTCACTATGTCCGGAATGATGCAAATAATCCTTACTATTTATAGTAGTTTCAAGAAGATTGTAAGTCTTTCTCCGTGACAAGCATGAATTCCCAACCGTGCTGAGAAGCAAAACGTTTTGCTGCATCCCATTTGGCATTGTTCACACCCCATTGCTTCACTTCCGAGATGAAGCGTTGGGTTTTTCTTTGCGGGATGGTTGGGGGTTGGGTGTATCTGTAGGGTTTCACTTCCACTAGATATTTTTTCATTTTCCCTTCTTTAGTTTCCACTTCTACAAAAAAGTCCACAAAGTAACGATGAAGTAGATTATCCATGGGACTGACATAGGGAATGACAATTTCTTCACTTGCCCACCGTTTCACAGAAGGATTCATGTCACACCATTTCATGAATTTCAACTCATAACTGCTTCTGTAGATGATTTGTGTGGGATCCCCGATATACTTGTAGGGTTTTGTAGGAATAAATTTCCCTTTATAGGTATCTTTGGTATAAGCCATATAAATAGTGTGGTCAAAATCTTCAAAGGATATTTATGACAACACCTAAAAATAGGCGAGCAGTTCAAGACCTACGTATTGAACAAGGAACCAGTTTCAATACACAAAGTAAGACATTTAACGTGATGCGATATCCAGCTGAAGTTGGATCAACTAGCGAAGATTTCCCGCATTATACTATGTTTTTCATCACAAAAAGACAAGGTGATGTATCTCCTGCTGATACAGTAAGACAATATCGTGTAGATATATCCAATACAAATCGACCAGATAGAAATACACAAGCTGGAAAAATTGCCTTTGAAACAGCACTGACATTTGGAGGATTGCAAGCAGGGTCTTCTTTTGTTAAAAAAGTAGCCAGAACCTTTGGTGGTAGAGCTGGTCCTATACCAACAACAGCAGGAACTCTCGCTGGGGGCGGAGCAGCTCTTGCAGTATCACAAAGTGATAGAATAGAAACTTTAACTGAAAATCGTGAACGTGTATACCTGAAAGATGTTGTGGCGTTATACTTAAGTGATAATCCTTCCACTTCATATAAAGCCTACTGGAAAGATGCTGACATTGGTGCCTTGGCGTCAGATGATTTGTTAAGAGCAGCATCCAGTTTACGAACCGCCTTTACAAATTTAGGGAGTGGAGAGTTTGCACAAGCAGGAGCATCCGTTATGGAAAGTGTTAAAGCTGCTTTAAAAGGCGCATCACCAGCTGCTGCATCTTACTTTTTGAAAAATGCCAATAAAGGAATTTTAGGGGGATTGGGTGATATTCAAGCATTAACAGAATCATCTTTAGGGGTAGCGGTCAATCCTTTCACAGTACAATTGTTTAAAAACATGGGATTTCGTACCTTTACATTCAGTTATGTATTTTTACCTAAAGATGAAGCTGAATATAGTGAAGTGCAAAAAATTGTTCAGACATTTAAAAAATATATGCATCCTACTAGAAATCAATCTACTGGGGGTGTGTTTCTAGGATATCCCGCTGAATTTGAAATTCAATACTTTTACAGAAACAATGAAAACAATCATTTGTTTAAAATTGGTAATTGTGCGCTAACAGACTTGAAAGTAGAATATGGTGGTCAAGATTTCACAACATTCAGAGCTATACCAGGCGCACCATCTGAAATGAAGTTGCAACTTTCATTCACGGAACTAGAAGTTCTTACAGCAGATAGAATCGAGGAAGGATACTAATGACATATTTTCAAAAGTTTCCATTATTATCCATTACACAGAATGAAAAATTTCTTTTGGTTCGAGACATTTTCAGTCGTATCACCATGGCAGATAAGTTTCAAGAAAACACCGTGTTGTTGGAAAATTACATTGTGTTGGATGGTGAAACACCTGAACTAGTTTCACAAAAATTCTATGAAACACCTTTCAATCATTGGATCATTCTCATGGTGAACAACATTGTGGATCCTAGAGAAGAATGGCCCATTCCAGAAAACAGAGTAGTTGACCGTGTGTATGCCAATTATGACATGGTCATCACGGTTCCTAGTGGTGCAGCATATTCCGTAGATGATTCTTTGGAATCCAACACAATGTAATTTTCCAACAACACGGTGTTTTCTTGAAACTTATCTGCCATGGTGATGCGACTGAAGA